AATGAACGCAGACCAACTTCCGTCTGCGGATAAGCCGGGATGGATACCACTGAAACTTCCATCAAGTTGGCGTGCCGAACAATCCTGCGTCTCAATGGCTCATCGCCTTCAGGAGGCAACCACTCGTCATCACCTTTCGAGATGGTGAAGCCAAAAGACATTTGCGACACATCGCCGCGCCTGATTAGTTCGGCTGCATCTTTGGCATAGCTGGTTGATGGCAAGTCGATTTCAACCGCTAGGCCTCGGGTGTCTTCGTGAAGGCGTAGCGTGCCAGCGGATCGTCTACCTAGCACCAACCGTGTGTCGTGATCGAGCAGCGCGCGCACATCCTCGTTGGAATCAAGCGTTCGCTTGAATGCGCCAGGAGCGATGTACTCACGGAACCCGCCAAGGTTTTCACTAGGCTGGTTAAACACTGCGGCGTATCCGTGCAGCTTGTTGCCTTCGCTCTCCACCTCGGCAATGCTGCCGACGCGGCGCTCGATGTCTATTCCGGCGGTTGGCATCTGAACTCTCCCCTCTCGCTGAACCTGCGGATGCGGCCAGTCTCGGTGTTCTCCGTATCTGTCGAAATCATGTCTTGAAACGACAGGTGGATTGGCGGTTGTTGTGGTGGGCCGGGAGGTAACCGGCGCGGTGTTCGCGCCTCACCCAGAACCAGCAAGATCCCATCCCACGAGGACTCAGCCATTGAGTGGATCCATTGCATCAACTGGCTGATCACCAGCAGGCGCACGCGCACCAGGAGCGGTGTCGGTTAGCGGTTGCATGTTCGTCGGACTTAGGTATGTATCTCCACCCGGAATCGGATCCCATGATTCCAGCTTGCGAATCTGATTGACCGACAACCATCCCCAGTTGCGACCGATAGAATAAGACTTGTACCGTGTGAGAATGTCCGCGCGTAGCAAACCCTCAACGCTGTGTTCCCATGTGTACCATCCCCATTCATGCTCGCGAACCAGCTTGCGGTTGGCTTCCTGTTCAACCCGGATCAAATGTGGCTGAATACAGTCAGTTAGGAACTGAATGTTCTGCGCCTCGATGCTTTCGCCACCGCCGCCTAAACCCATCTTGGCTGGTGGAATGCCAAATATGCGGCAGACTTCCCTAACTTGGAATTCCCGAGTCTGAATTGTTTGCGCATCTTCAGGCGATGTGCTGGTTGGCGTAAACGTCAGGCCTTCTTCTAGTACGGCGATTCGGCCAGCATTGGCCAACCCAGTGTGCAGTTTTTCAAAATCGCTGCGCAGGCGACGGCGCGCATCGTCGGATAGTTTGCCTGGATGCGTCAGGACACCAGAAGGCCTTGCGCCGTTGGCGTAAAGAGTTCCGCCAAAATCTTGAGTTGCCTTGGTCAGTTCCAGTGAATTGCGGCAGAGATCCAATAGGCTGTTGCCATTGAATGTTCCACGCAAGACGAACATGTCCGCCTCGGGAACCCATGTGTCCGCGTCGTTGGCGTAGGGATCGGATTTGATTCCGTATATTTTTTTTCCCATCAAGTCGTCGGTCTTCTCGATGATGTGATCGGCGGAGATCTCTTGAAGATTCCTTGCGCCACCATCAATCCGAGAGATGCGAGCGTAGGCGACACCATGGACCAACATTTGAAATATCAGGCTAGACCTGATTTCCATTTCGTTGCGGTTTTCGTTGTACTTCCAGACATCGGCCTCGTTGCGGTCTTCGGCTCGGTTTCTGCCGCCATCGACCTGGCGGTGGTACAAGTGCAGAGGTAGACCACCCACGGTTTCCGAAATCAACCGCAGGCCGGCCAGCACCGCTGGAATGCCGAGGTAGTCCATCGCACCCGGTCGGCCATTCCAAGTTTGCTCAATTGCGTTGTAGTCGTTCAGCACTAGCGGACGACCACGCTGACCAGCGCCCAACAGGCTGGAAATACTTTTGCCAATTCGCTTTAGGATGCTGTCTGCCATATTCCTCGATTCTGGGAAACCAGACGAACTCAGAGAACCATCAGCCCGCCGGATTCATAGCCCGACCGGCTCGATACCTCATGGTGCCGCGCTCTGGCCATGCTCATCACGGACGCAATCACTGGATCGATCTTGTCACCGCTTTTGGATTTGTCCGGCCTGACGTTGCCGGCAGGATCCTGAACCATGGAAACATTGGTGAATGCCCAGCGGTACAGCGGATTTTTGCGGATGCGGACTTTGCCAGAACTAACCAGTGCCTCGAAATCTTTTGATGCTGGTGACATCGAGGCGAAGCCTTGTGGAAATGCCACCACCGTGTGGCCTTCGGATTGCAACTGATTGGAAAGCGCAACACTGTTCCACTTGTCCACTGCTATTTCGCGGATGTTGTATCGAGTCGCCATATCTTCAATATGCTTGTGAATCTGCGTGTAATCGATTACCTCGCCATCAGTCACGATCACATGCCCGGATTTTACCCATGGCTGAAACCGTGTGCGGTTGGCTCTCTCTCGGGTGGCCAGAGCGCCACGCGGCGCCCATGACCAGGAGTCGAGATAAAAGATTCCATCTATCGGCCAGACTGCGGCGATGCTGGTCAGGTCGGTTGTGCTGCTAAGGTCTAGACCGAGGAAACAATCTTTGCCGGTGAGGTCTGGCCAGTCGGATTCCTCGACCATGGCGGCATCGATCTTGTCCAGGCTAAACCATCTGGACTCAGCCGATACCCACTGGCTTAAAAAAAATTGCCGAAAGCTGATTTCCTTGGCCGGGTTTTCCTGCGCCTCACGACAGGCATTCGACAGAAATTCTTCCGAGACTGAGACACCCAAGTTCGGATTGGACGTTAGCCAGGTGTTGCGATCTTTCCAATCAGCTTCCTCGGGTGCGCCAAACAGCACAGGTAAAAAGGTCGGATCCTCAACGATGCCATCACGAATCCGCTTGGCGTAGCTGTGCGTCTGGTAACAAATGGTGTTCTTGTCGAAGCCTGAAGTCGAAATCAAGAACGACAGCGGTTGCCGTCTGGCTCCCATCGATGTGGTTAGCGCTTCGTATAAGTCAGCTTTTTTCTGAACCCACAACTCATCGAATATTAGCGTTGATATCGACAGGCCATGCGCGTTGAAACCATCGGCGCTCACCACTTTGTAGGTGCTGCCGTCTTGGGTTTCGATCACCTTTTTGTAAACTCGGCACATGCGCCGCAGGATCGGGTTGGCCAATATTGCGGCGCGCGCCACATCAAACACCAGGCTAGCTTGTTCCCGTGTGCCTGCCGCGCTGATCACCTGCGCTCCCGGCTCGCCATCGCAGATCAAACCGTAGAGCGCCACCGCCATGGCCAAGAAACTCTTGCCGTTCTTTCGGCCAATCTCTACATAGCTGGTGCGGTATTGGCGCAAACCATCCTTGCGAATCGTGTCGTACAGCGGACGGATGATCCGCTCCATCTGCCATTCCTCTAGGAGGAATGGTTGGCCTCGCTGCGGTCCATGGACATGCGTTAGGTACTGAGCGCAGAAGGACCGAAACTTCTCACTGGGAAGATTCTTTTTGGGTTTACTCGCACGCCGTCTCGGCGCTTTCGCCATGGTCATCCCAACGATCTCATGATTGGGTTGTCGCCTGCCACCGCCATCACTTGGTCTTCCTTGGCTCGACTGGTCACCTTGCTGCGCGGATCCATCAGGAGTTTGCCAAGCTGGTTGGCGTAGGCTGTTTCCATTTGGCGCAGCTCCTTGACCATCGGGTGGAGAGCGCCTTGTCCTGTGCTACCTGAAATCATCCAACTTTCCAGTGCATCGACTTCGCGCCTGATCCGCTTTAGCCTGGCGCGCTGGTGTACCAGAAGGAGAAAGCTTTCCAACGATGTGTTGCTGACATGGCCGGATTTTGTTACTTGTGAATGGAGGATGGTGTAGGATTTTTTTTCTTCAGGATTCAAATCCTCCGGCGGCTGGCTCGGGATTCCATCAACCACCATCGGCATCTTCTTTGTCGGCATCTGTCACCTTGGCAGAGAAAATTTTGATATCACTTCCAACGCTTACAACCTGATATCAGCCACTAGACTTTAAAAGCTGCCGAATTTCGGCAGAAAAGTTGGCTTGATTCGCTAGGGTCCTTCTTAGCAAGGCCTTAACCCGCACCATCCCCCCCACTTTAACCCTATATCCTGATATCACCTTTCTTTAGAGTTTTTTATTCCTTTTGATATCTTGCCTTTCATTGGTTTCTCGTCTCGGCTGCCGTTTTGACGGCGTGGCAACTGCGGCACATCGGCTGAAGGTTTTCGCTGTCGAGGCGCAGGTCTGGCCTCAGGCGTAGCGGCTGGATGTGATCGACCAGCGTTGCTACCGTCGTTCGTCCTGCTTGGTCGCACGTCCGGCACAGCGGATTGATTCGCAGGTATAGCCTGCTGTACCGAGTCCACACGCTGTCGTACCCGCGCGCGTGCCGGCTTTGGTTTGCCTGCCGGCTGTCGGCTGAGTGGAATTGATTTGGCCTGTGGCTCGATATTTTTTTCGGCATTTTTGCAATCATCCTGTGGTTGCCATAGGTTGAGACCTTTTGCCGCTCGTCGCCGTAACCGCCGGATCTTTTCGTACGATCCTCCTGGCGCATCGGTCGGCCAGTAGGACTGGCGTGGTGTTCCGAACATTTCAGGCGCAAGGCGTAAGACTATTTCGCCCCATTGTTCCAAAGTCCACTCGTCCAGTTCCTCAGCTACATCCTCGATGATGTCGGCGAGTTTCTCACCGCTTAAATTCTTTTGAGCGCCTATCGCCCTGGTCAGTGCTGCAATCCAGTGTGCCGGATAGCCCGAACCCAGCAGGCGTTTTTGAATACGCACGACTGGAATCACAGGTATCACATCCCAGCGGACGCGGCACAGTGTTCATCCCTCCAGCCGTTTCACCGATACCTGCATACGAGCATCAGCACCGTCACCCGCTCCCATGCCAATTGATATTTGTTTGATCACCGAGCAGTTGTCATCAATGATCAAACCCATTTTGCAGAGACCATCGAGCGTCGGCTTGAACACGTTGTCTAGGTCTCGGTTACTGCGCCAGCCTTTGCCCGGGATGATCGTGATGTCCACCGAGAGTGGCCCGCCTATCACCGGTTGAACACCATCGACCAGGACGCAAACCTGAAGATCTTTCAACCATCGTTTGTAGGTAGCGGATAGGTAGGTGGCTTTGCCGTGCCGTTTCCAAATGTGGTTCACGCTGGGTGGTATTGGCAGCGTGAGTAGCATCAGGTTCCACCGTTCAGCTTGTCCCAGTGATCCACCGTGATGCGCCACAGTTTTTTATCCGGCCTACCTGGCGCTTGGATTTGATCGCGGTGCCATCGGATCGCCTTCAGCAGCGCATCACGGTGATCCTGTAAACCGTTCAACAACTTAGTGCCAGTGGCCAGCAAGATCGTTGCGCTCTCCATCTGGCTTCGTAGTAGAACCACCTCAGCACGCAGGGTAGCCAGTTCCCGTTCTGTATCCGGGTTCATGGCGCTTACCTCGTTAGTATCGGCAGCAGGCATACCATGTGCCATTGGCCGACTGTGCGTATCCGACTTCTCTAGGTGCCCAGCGATTGCGGAAACAGCAGTTGTGTTCCGCTGCTGCTGGACTAGATCCTGAACCACAGCCTTCATATCCGGCGTTTCCACCAAAGTGCGCAACGCGGCCAATTCTGGCCATCTGTTCGGCAACTGCTTGCGCTGTGCTAAACCCGACATTAGCCACCGCTTTAGCCACAGGCCGACGACTGAAAGGACCAGCACTAACGGCACCAGGCAAACCACAAACAAGCAGGCAAAAGAATAAGGTTCTCATAGGCACCTCTTACTTGGATTTCGCTGGCACTGGCACAATCTCAATGGTTTTGCCAACTGGCTTGGCGGTCACCTTGAAGCGTTCCTTAGTAATGATTTCCGCTTGCTGTTTGGTTTCTTTAACCACCTCGGTGGTGGTAGCGCAGTTAGCGCATCGAGCAGCGCGGCGCTCCTTAATTCTGTCGAGTGGGCCAGCCTGAGAAAGCAGGCAAGAAATCGAACCAATAGCAGCGATGGTCAAAAATGACTTATACATTGTGAACCTCCATGTCAGAAATGCTTGCATGATTATCTTACAAAGCACTAACAGGATCCGCAAACCACATGCACAAGTCGTTGACATTCCGCCCCCAAGGAATCGAACCTCAGCGCACACACCAGCAGACGGACATGAAAGTATTCTAAATGAATTTAATGATTTCCTTTTTTCCCAAATCGGTTGCCGTCCAATCATTCCTCCAGGTTTATTTTTCCTAATCGCACTGGAGATCGATTAGGTTTCCCACTCTAGTGGCTTGGTGTCATCGCAACCGATTGCGGTTGCTCCTAGAAAATTCCTTATCAAGGAAATTAACCAGCTCAACAACAAGCAAAATCCATTGCAGTGGATTCAACATCAATCCACTATCTCTTGCGGTTCTAGCTCTTTTATTAGCCGTTGAAGGCAATCAATCGCCTTGGCGATGTCGTCCTTGAATTTTTCACGACCACCTTTAGATCCAGCGCGGTAAATGTATTTCACCGCATTACCGCGCCAGAAATTCTCCATACCTCCAGCGCCGATAACATCACGGATAAAATCCGCGCAGCTCATGCCGCTTGCACCGATGTAGTGTTTCGGGTCGTCTGCCATCACTCACCTCCCGGCAGCGGTGCCTTGCAGTATCCGGGCTGCAAATTGTCACCCGGCAAGCCTTCGCCTTTGACATAAATTTCGTGGTAGCGTCGTTTGCCCTGAAAGTAATTAACCAACTCTTTTTCGCCAGTCTCATCTAGCCAGCGTGATGAGTACATCACTGGTGGTGATGGTCCGATGTATTTTTCACCAGCCATCTCGGAAGCTATTGCTCCAGCGTGGATAAGAACTTTGAAACTTGCGAATTGCTCTGCCGTCATTGGTACGCTTGGGTCTGGCGTATCAATCAGCGGTGCAAACTTTTTGTCCAGACGGCAAAGCAGCTCTTCTAGCGTTTTCTTGCAGCACTCGTTCATTGCTCATCTCCAGTCGCCCAGTGAATGAATGCCTTAACAGTCGGCCATATGTGCGCAGAAAGAGCTCCTGCGAAAAATGAGATAGCTGCAATCATCACGACAGCGACACCCACGGCTTTTCCTCCCAGTGCTCTAGCTAAATCGTTGCCGGTCATTACCCACCTCCCGGCAGCGTGCCGATGGAATCAAAATACTTATTGACCCACTCCGGCCAATACTTTTGCGTGTTGCACGTCACACTGGTCTGCTTAAGGATCAGCCAGCGCAGCCTGGCTAAATCAGAACGCAGCCGATCAACCTCCGCCCGCGCCTCCTGCAGCTCCGTCAGCATGTGGTCTGAGTCTCGATTGCTCATGCCTGCACCCCGCACCACAGATGCTTGGTAAAATGCTTCACACATCGCATCGCCACCAACCTGCCGTCTTTGCTGGTGAACACTGCGATGTTCTTTTGCCCTACCAAAGCCATCCACTTTCGTCGCTGATTGATCACAGGACTGCTCATTGGCACGACACTACCAAGGACGCGGTCGCCGAGCATCCAGGCGTACTCGGTGCCATGCGGGTGCGGCAATTTTTCGATCGTTGGCTGCAGCTTCACTTACTGCCAGTCTCCCGTGCCTCGTCGGCGAAAATCTTCATGCCGTCGTGCTGGTCGCGAATCAGCGGAATGCCAATG